CAACTGCCACATTATCGACAGCGTTAGGATATGGCCGACCTGCGGCCCTTGCACTAGCCTTAGCACTTTGCTCTTGCTTGTGCGACAAATGCTTTGTGTGATGGCCCTTGGGAAGCTGTTTGTCCCAAAATGGTTTATCAGACATCAGCAGCCCCACTTACGAAGTGATTTGTTGATCCTGCTATCAGGATCTGCGGCAGCAGCAGCGCCGGTGAGCTTGCGCTTCATCCCCGTCATGCGGCTGCAAAAATTCTCGTGACGCGGATTATCTGCGTCTTTAGTCGGGGCTTTTAAGTGATGACCTTCTGCACGGGCCGATGCCCTGCCTCGCTCATTGAGGCCGCCGGAGGGTGATTTACCTTCAGAACGTGTCCATGCTGCGGTCATATGAGGCTCCCTATAGAGAAAAGGGGGGCCGAAGCCCCCCTCGACTTTTTACTTGCCGTGCTCTTCTGGCTCATACGAATGGTGACCCTTAGGCTCCATGCCGTGGTGAGCAGACGACAGTGGGTTCATGTTAGAACCTGAAGCGCGGCCACCCGACTTGCGGGGTGCGCGATCCATACGGTGTTCAGCCTTGTGGCCTTCGTGGTGACCGACGTGGTGCTTGTGCTTGGCCTTGTGGACCTTGCCGCCGTGCTTACGCTTGTCGGCTTCCTTGACGACGTTAGAATTGCCGCCTTCATAGACGTCATGTGGAGCTTCGTCAGAAGCCCAATGACCTTCCATAGGCGATTCTACCTTGCCACCCTTCTTGTGCTCTGCACGAGGATGCTTGTGATGCACACCGGCTTCCATATGGCCGTGGTGATGTCCTTTGTGACCCTTCATGGCTCACTCCTTAGAAGTTGTAGTATTGGGTTGAGCCAAACAGACCCGTGGTATACGGAGCCATGTAGGCCTGCGGGGACTGACGAACGATCAGCTTGTTGGCACCGCTGCTTGAGGTAGCGGCGTAGGTTCCACGAACGTCTGCCGTCGTTGCCGATGGCGTGGTACGGTCAGCGGGGAGATAGCCCGTTGCAGCAGTGACCAAGGTCGAGGCAACCAAAGAGGTTGCATAGTTGACAATGATGTCACCGAACGTATCCGAACGAAGTGGAAGACCAAACACGTCAGCAGTACCGACCGAATAGGCGTGGGTCGTATCAGCCGTGCCGCCCGAAAGCACCACAGACTTGATGTACTTAAACGCCTTCCTGCCGTTTACAGCCGAACCTGCAGTGAGCGTAATGGCTTCAGACATTGGATACCCGTAGATATCGTAGCCGTTAACCGTTGCGGTCGTGTAGGTTGCGCCTGATGCCGCCGTAACGCTTACTGCGCGACCAAGAAGAGCTGCTGGGTTCCAGTTGCCCATGCTTGGCGTTTGAGCATTGTTAGGAACAATGCACTGGCTTGGCGTCTGGTAGGCCAAGGTGACCGTTCCAGAGGTTGCAGTCAGATTGCCGGTAAGCTGATAGGTTCCGGTCGTGCCTTGCGAAACCGTCGAATAGGTGCCGGTCGTCGTAAGCTGCGCGACAATCTGCGACCCAAGAGCGGTTCCCTGAGAAACCGTACCCGTGGTCGCCAGAACTACCATGCCCGGGCCGATTGGCATCTGGTTGGTCGAGGTCGTGACCGTCAAGATGCCGTTGGCGACCGTGCCGGTAACCGATGCATAAGCATCGAGCGCCAGAACCGTGTCAGTTGCGCCCGTATCCGCACGGGTAAACACCGTGGAATAGTAGACACCCGTCGTCGAGGAGTTAGCAGTAACCAGTGAGAGCGTTGCACTCGTCGGGTTGGCAGAGGCGACAATCGCCGCCGCTGCCGCCGAATAAGGCACCGCACTCAAGGTCGTGATGTTATCGAACCCAAGCCAGCCAAAATCAATGGCCGCCTGTGCTTCACCCGGAAGATAGGTGTAAGGCAAGCGGGGGTCGAGGAAGCCTGCACCTGCATAAAACAGGGACGAGCCGCCGATATCGGGGTTGTAATCAGCACTTGTGGCAGCTTGGCCAAAAGCGATGAAAGGACCAGTGAATGCGTCTACAGCCATAGTAACTTCTCCTTACGAAGTTGGGAACGAACCGTAGATCGAACGCCAGTTATAGTAGCCAAACGAGTAACGCTCATAACCCTTTACAAGTAGATTATCAGTAACAAAATCCACTTGCATGTCAGTTTCGAACTTTACGCGCTCCATATAGGCTAAACCGTCAATGTTGGTAAGTAAGAACCAAGCATATGGCGAGGTCAAGAAGTCGTTGACCAAGTAACCTTCTGGAAGACCACCGGCAGTTGTCATGAGCGCGTTGACATCGTTGTCAGCAGTACCCGGACGCAATTCGGTCTTCAGAAGACGGATTGCAACTGGCTCCAACTGAGGAGGGATAATCAACTTGCGACCACGAGCAAACACCTTCAGACCGGCCTGATCCTTGAAGTTCGTGCGGATTGCGATCATCGCATTCAGCAAGGTGGCTTCGTTAAGATCAACCTGCGTGGTTGGGGTGTTGGCAACCGTACCGCCGTCGATAGGATGCGCCGTGGAGCAGAGTGCCACACCGTCGCCGCCGACCGCTGCATTGTAGGTCGTTGCCGTATTCAAGAGGTTCGCGCCGTAGATTTCCTTGGTCTGTTGGAAAGATTCAATCAGGCCGAGGTTCGAAGGGGTGAACTGGGTCTTGTAGAGGTTGTCGTCGATTGCCTTACGGGTAATCGCGTAGCCAAGAGCAATTTCAGTGTGCTCTTGGTTGTACACAAAACGCTCACCTGAACCCGAATCGAAAGCCGTCTGGCCACCTTCGCTTTTAAGCTGAGCGAGGCCGAGGTAGCGCATTTCTGCGGTACGTTCGAGAGCCATCTTCGAATCGTGCTTAGTGAAAATCTTGTCGTACTGAGATGGGATCATCTCGTACTTGCCTTCAACGCCACGGAGACCGGGGAGCAAAAGGTCTTTAATCTGTGAGAGATTAACAGCCATGATAAATTACTCCTTACGAGATACCGGTTGGGCCAGCGCCATTCGTGCGCCAAACTTCGTTATTGAAGCCGACGATCAAATTGCAATACTGGGTGGTTGGATCGCCGCCGTTGCCGAACGAGGTGGCATAATCAACGACGATGAATGGATAGGTAACCGTGGTGCCAACAGCCGAGATGTAAGCGCCAGAACGACCGGTCGAGGTGTTACCCGTGCCGATGGTGAACTGGGCATACTGGCTTTGGACGCCAGAAGTCTGGGCGGTAGCCGTACCCGTGATCGGGAAACCTGAACCGGAAGACTGGACAACGAAACGAGCGTTTGGATCATCGATCACATATGCTTCGACGTCGTAAGAGCAATCCGAACCCGGCCAATAAGACGACCAAACGGTGCGCTTCTGGGAGGTCGAGAGATACTTACAACCAACAAAGATACCGGCGAGAACCGTGGTTCCGGCTGCGGCCTGCGTGATGTAACCGTTAGCTGTGCTAACGACGGGCATTACCGGATCGCCAGTGAAAACTGCCGTGGTATTACCTGAAGCGATTTTGCGGGGGGATTGTGCGAACGTCGGTGCGCCGCCTGCTCCGCCCTGATACTGCAAGAAACCGTAGGGCGCAAAGGTATTGGCCATGACGGGATTCTCCTTTCAGAGAGTTTCCATCATCGCGCACCGAGCCGACTATGAAACGGACATTGTTTTAATCTCCCACACCGGGGGGAGAGCGAGGATGGCAATATAGACACACTTGCATCTATAAGTAAAGGGGGCCGAAGCCCCCTTTTTTATTATTGCTCTGGAACGTACAGATTGTGGTCCTTGGTGATCTTTGGAGCCACCTGCGCGTCCTCGCGGCTGATCAAGCCACCCTTGCCCTTCGGGTCAAGCTGGCCTTCCTTCATGCGGACCTGAGCCCGTGCATTGCGAAGGTCACGAGCCTTGATGTCGTTCGTGATTTCTGCAGGGCGCTCACAGAGCACCATGCCGTCACGCTCGATAGCGCCGACAGCGCCACGGGGCATCATGTCTGGGTGCCGCGAAGTGTCAACCGGCTCCCAGCCCGAACGGGCCATCTTCTGCAAATATGCAGCGTCAACGTAGCCCATGACCGACTTGACCTTCCACTCGTAGGACCAGCCATCCGGTGGGATCGGCGTGGCAAACTTATCGGAACCTTCGTCAACCGTGGCGTTGTTGTGGTCGCGAAGTTCCGCGACACGACGTGCCGCGCGTTCAGCGGAAGTCTCTTCATGCAGCGCTGCCGGGCGCAATGACAAACGGCCTTCGTCTTTAATCGTCTTCATATCCATATTCCTTTCTTAACCAGCCATCCGACCGGATTTTACGAGTGCGACTTTATTTTGGGCGTATTCTTTCGGCGTCATGCCCATGTCTTTGGCAGCTTCCTGCTCGGCACGGGACAGAGTGACGACGTTTGGACGACCCCCGGTGCCCGTTCCAGAACGGGACACAGGTGCGGCAGGCGGTGCAGATGCCCGACGGCCCGAGGTTGATTCCGAGGCTTCTGACATGGCTGCTTCCTGACGCATGGGCGCTTTATTGATGTTGAGGCGATTTTCGAGGAAGTTGAAGTAGTCTGGACTATCCGGCTGGATGCCATCATCGAGCGCGTCGAAGTGCGCCCTCTCAAGGCGCTTGGCACGGCGCTCGTCATTGACCACATCTGGGTTGTTGCGAACCCATTCAGCCGACTTTGGCGTCAATTGTGCTGCCAAGGCCTCTACTTTGTTGGCTACGGGGGCTTTAATCTGCGCCTCGTAGTGCTTTTTTCCTTCAGTAATCTGCCGAAGGTTGTTTTCCGTCTGGTTGATGGCCATCAGGATGTCAGCTTGGGCGTCAGTGTCGCCGTTTGCCACCGCTTCGCGAAGATTTGCCTTTAAAATCTCCTTATTGCGGCCTTCCGTCTCGATTGCGGTATTCAACATCCGCAAATCGCTGTCTGCCTTGTCGTTTGTAGCTACACGAGCCTGCTGTTCGGCGCGTTGACGGGCAGCTTTCTCGGCTTCAAGCTCACGGCGAAGGGCTTCAATGCCATCATCGACCGTAATTTCTGGTTTTGTCTCGATTCTTGGCTCTTCTGGAGCCTCCACGATGACAATGTCGTCCTCTGGGGCTGTTTCCAGCTCCAATTCTACCTGATTGTCTTCCATTTTTATCTCCTTACCACACTGAATCTGGGTGCTTTACGCGTCCACGGATCACAACATCGTCCATGAGACGGCAAGGCTGGCCATTAATGGCAACAGACCAACCATCAGATGGGCGAAACACAACCCAATCGCCTACATTGACGTCCGCATCCTTAAACCAACGACCGGTTTCGTCTTCAAAGGCAGACGGCCCCTTCTTCACGACAAGGCCAACTTTGCCCTGATACTTGTCTTGCTCGGTCGTTTCGTCCGCCAAAATGATGCCGGACTTGGTTTTGTTGGGACGAATGTAGATTGCAACGAGGATGTTGTTGTTAAACACTTCGACTTCGTTGAGATCGCCGAGGCTGGCCAACAAATCTTCCTTAAAATTGTCAGCATGTGTCATCTTCATAGGAGGCATTAGAATTTCTCCGCATTGGTTTGAGCGATATCAAACATTTCTTGAACTGCGCGGAAGGCCTGAACCATGCCCACGTACTTCTGATATGTTGCATAATCGGCCACGTACCCCGTGGAGATGTAGCTAACGATCTTCTTCTCTTCTTCGTCGATTAACTTTCGCAATTCGTTTGCGAATTTCGCTGCTGTAGTTTGCATATTGCCCTCTTTAACCCCTTGTAATGATAGACCGGACGCCCCAAGGGGCTGGAAAGGCGTCCGGTCCTCTCTCATCCGGGCGGTTGCGAACCCCGCCCAGAGAAACTTATTTGCCGCGTGGCTTTAGGCCGTAGGCATCGATCTTTTCGAGCCGTGCATTCCCGCCGCCTGCGCCGCTATCAATCGGATAGCCGGTACGGCCACCAGACTTGCGAGGCATTGGGTAACCCATAGGCTGCTGCATCATTGGCTGGCCCATCATTGGCTGCTGCTGCATTGGCTGCATCCCACCGGCATTGCCCAACGAACCACCGACCATTTTGCGGGTACGACCACCAGTAGCGCGGGGCATCTGCGGAGGCATCTGCGGAGGCATACCGCCCATAGGAGGTGCGCCGCCTGCCATCTGTGGAGGTGGCACAGGAACGCCCATAGGAGGCTTTGGTGGCATCACGGGAGCATTGGGCATGTTAGCCTGATCTTGACCGCCACGCGGGGCCATCACGATGTTGATCGTCGTGGTGCCCTTGGTACGACCGCCTGCCTTGTGGCCTGCGCGACCGCCGTTCTTTTGGCCAGCCGGATTATCAGCATTACGCATGGTGTTGTACAACCAGCTACCAAAATCCCCAGCCTCTTTATCCAATGCGCCATAACCAGTTGGCTCAGGAGCAGGTGAATAATAACCGTTAGGGTTAAGTTTTGCGTCGATTGGGCCACGTTGCATTTCTGGATGTGCAGCAAGAATGCTATTGGCCTGACCCATACGAGCAGCTTCAGACGCATTCCAACCGCCGGACGCGTCTACAGGCTGTGGAGGAGCCAACTCGGTGCCGACAATGCGTTCTTGCGGACCCATTGGAGGCATAGCATCACGGAAATTGCCAGCAGTTGGACTATTGCCACGCCCAGCAGACTTTGCAGCAGGTGCCAAATCGGTGTTGTACATCTTGCCGTTGTACTCAAACGTCTTTGGGCCACCGGCCAACATTGCTGCACGGCCTGCCTTGAATGCATCGCTAAATCCGCCGCCTGCTGCACGGGCATGACGTCCGCCAACAGCGCCGGGGACTTTTTCCTTGCTGTTACCAGAGAAGATGCCGCCACCTGCATACTTCATCGTGCGACCGCCGCTGCACATATGGCAGGTGCAATCCTTGTGATGCATGGCTTCACCGCCGGACTTGCGACCGGTACGGGCCTCAGGCTTGACCATGCGCTTGATCAGCGCTTTGTCTTCGGCGACGTCTGGGTGCTTAATCTTGCCACCCTTCTTCATAGGACCGGCAGCCTTGCCCATAGCCATGTTTTGATCGGAAACAGGATTGTTGCCAATCATGCCGCCGCCGAGCTTGTGGATTTTGCCACCTGATTTGCGTGTTGGACCTAAACGCCTGCTAGAATCCATAAGATCGGATTCCAACCGAGAACGTTCTTGATGCCAATCGCCCCATTGATTTTTATCTGTGGTTTTTGGGTTTGATTGCAATTGCAATTTTTTAATTTCTGCAAGCCGTTTTACTTTTTCACCATAAGGGGACAACATAGAACCGCCATCCGCTTTATGCGCCTTGCCACCCTTCTTGAATGCGCCGTCATGCTTAATGCCTTCGCGATCTTCGTTGGCTTCGCGGACGTTGCGGTTGATCAGGGTATCAGCGGTCAGCGCACGGCCACCGGCCTTGCGGGGCTTGCGGTCGGCGCGTTTCATGGCGTCTGCGCCGATGACTTTGCCACCCTTTTTATACAGGCGCTTGGTAAGCGGACGTGCGCCGGTCTTCACACCTGCATTTTCAGGTGCAGAAGGCGTCCACGTCGAGCTGTCCACCTTTTCCTGTGGGTCGGTCTGCGTAAGGCGCTGGGCCTTCGACCGGCCACGGTCGTCTTTTTTGTATTCGTCCATAGTAATTACTCCAGAGTGTTTATTGACGGCGTCCCGTCACGTTGCCTAAAGGGGGAACCGACGCAGGCAACGGTGCGGCGATCTTGGCCAGCACATGCTGGACAATTGCTGAATTGGTTGGCTCTCCATATTCAACATTTGCGTCTTTACCGTGCCAAATACTGCCCTCTACTTTGCCACCCTTCATATATGCGCGACGGACAGTGCCGCCACCCCCCGCTTTATTAATGTCGGGGCTGCGCGGGTTAAAATTGCCGTTGTTGCCCGTAGCGGATTTAATCTGGTGTGGGTGGAAGGCAATGTAGCTATTCGTCTTCATAACTGGATTTTCAACGCGGTTTGAGTAAACAACACCATCATACCCACGGGAATTTAGCTCATTGATTAAGTCACCATGACTTTTGGCATCAGAATCAAACGGCAATGCACTTTTGATCTTTTTTAAAGAACCCCAATCGCCAACATCATTCATCCGCAATGGATTTTTAATTGCCACATGGTAAGCTCCAATGTTTGATCCTTCACCAGTTTTCACAATTGGAAACTGTGAAGATTTGTACGCATGATGAAGATTAGCTAACTGAGAAGCTTCTTGTTCTGTTGGAGAATATTCGTATTTTTTAAAAATAGGGCCAATATCTTCACCCTTTTCTAAAGCAGAAGTTAACTCATGATGAGGAACCTCCGCGTTTTTACGACGCAAGGTTTCCTCAAATGCTTTTAAATTGTTAAAATGTCCCGTTGAAATTTTATCGCGTTCTTTAAGGTCTTCGCTATTCCAAGGGTGCTTATCAGCCAAGTCTTCAAGACGATTATTAGCTGCTTCAATATCGCCAAAATGAAACCCAAAATGCGCCCCTTTGGTGCGTTTAAACTGTTTAATATCACCATGCGTTCCATGATAAAGCACGGGCGGAGTTTGGCTTCCAGCCATGTGCCGCGCCAAATTCTCATCACGCCGTGGATCACCGTGTGGGATAAACCCGCCTTCGCCGTAACCTTCAACGTCGCCGCCGTCAGCCTTGGTAATGTCGGGGTTCGACGGGTTAAAATTGCCGTTGTTGCCCGTAGCGGATTTGACCTGATGAGGATGGAAAACGGCAATGCCTGTTGGCCCTTCAGGGCTTCGAACACCATGCTCGTAGTCAATATACGAATCGAATCCTGCCTTTTTCATGTCTGGGATATGATGTTCTAAGTCATTGTAATCCCACACTTTGCTTGGCTCAGCTCCAATAGCTTTTGCATGCTCTGGGTTAGCGGCGTTGAACAACCGCTTTGCAGATAGATGAACAGGGTAGATTTGAGGAAGATGCGTACCTTTTTCGCTCCCCCAATCCTCCTCATCTAATTCTGCGCTTCCATGGGATGATCTTGCCCAATCATGAGCAAACTTTGGATCAAAAGCAAAATGTCCCGCCGACCCACGGTAGCCTGAAAACTTATCAATGTTGGGAAATGCCGTGCCATGATACATGACATGCGGCACCATAGGATCGTTGCCCTTCATGTGCTTGGCCAGATTGGCATCTCGGCGCGGATCACCGACGGGGATGGGCTTCACACTCTTGGCAAGCTCCAGTGGTCCCATCACTTGCCTCCAGTGATTGCCGGGATCACGTTGCCAAGCAGCTGATGCACTTGCGGATCACTTTCAGGGTGCACCGCGATGTTTTGCGCCAGATCAATCATCTGGATGCGTTCCTTTGCCACGATGTCTTCTTGCTTCAAAGCGGCTGTCACTTGGTCGTTCTTGGCTTTCTGGGCCAGTTCCGCCGCCTTGATCTTGGTCTCGGCGATCTTGGCGTCGGCCAGCTTTTCCTTGATGATAAGGTCGATGCCATCGACGCGCTTCTCATGGTCGCTCTTCTCAGCGGGTGGCACAACGCCGCCTTGGCCGAATGTCTTGTGGGCTTCCAGCGAGGCCTTGTTGTTGTCCATGTGCAGTTGCGCACCATCAAGCGCAACCTTGCCCTTGGCCAGCATGAGTTTGGTATCGCTGTCCTGCTTTTTGATCTGCAGCTCGGCCATCTTGGCCTGCGCCTCGGGGTTGCTTTGCTGACCCATAGCCTCTGGAGGTACCATGAACTGCTCAGGATTAGACCATCCGATAGCCTGCAGCGCCATACGATCGACAGCAATCGGGTCGTACATCGCTGGGTTTGTAGCCTGCAGCTGCTTCAACGCCATCACCTTCATCAGGCGCTGTGTCTGGCTGGCCGTATTCGGGTCAGCCTGTGGCACGAGATCCACTTGATCAATAGCGCGGAGGAAAGTCTCCTCGTCCCACTGACGAGCTGGGCGCTTGTTTTGCTGCCAAAACGAATCAGGGTTTTCGCGGAAGCAGCGGACCAGCAGCTCAAACTCTTCCGACTGCGCGGTATGCATGCGCTTGTGAACGGCATTCAAAACCTTGGTTGCTTGATCGATCAGCGCAATCGTGGTGCCCACCGGCGCGTCTTGCTTGCCCTCGCCGACAGCCTGCTCGGCGGTGCCGCCGACACGCATGCCGGTGGTATTGATGCTATCCACAAGGGTCATCAAGCCGGGGCCGACATCCTTATACGGAAGCGGCATGACGGCATCCGAGATCGGAGCGCCACCGGTCTTGATCAAGGCACCACCGCCGGGAGGAATGCGGAAGATGTTGGTATTCTGCCGCGCACCCGCATCGGAATACAGGAAGCCGGGGAAGTTGGCGTACATGCCAGCATCAAGCATTTCGCGCCATGCGGCGGTCAATGCATTGGTCGTGTTGCCTAAGATGTGCAGGAGACCCAGATCATAAAACCCCAGCCCCGGTATGAAGGTGTACTTAACAAACGTCTGCCGAGGCTCCGGCAAATCCTTGGTATCCTCATCATAATTCCTGACAATGCTTAGAATTTCTCGCGACGACACGTCGATGGTCACGCGGTAGGGGATCTCCAGACCGGTTTGCTTGCCGTTGCGGCGATGCTCAAATGCTGCAATTTCCAATTCGCAGTAGCACTCGTAGATTTCGCGGTCACGATCCTCGGGATCGTTCTCGTTCTCGCTGATGCCCTGCTGCGCCTTCTTCTCGCGCTGCGCGGCGTCGAGCTTGGCCTGCTTTGCGTTCGACAGTTCCACATCGCTATAAACGCCAAGGATTTGCATCCGCTTGACGGTCGATGGCTTCATGTAGATGCGATGGGTTACGCGTGTCGAGTTGTAGAGGTCGGTGGCGCTGTTGTTGACGATGAGGTCGTCGGCGTCGATGCTTTCGCTAACTGGACGGTTGCGAAGGGGACAGAAATATACCTTCTTGAACGCCGTCCCGCCAAAGCCCAACATGAGGAGCATTCGGTCGGTATCAGGGTAATACTCTCGGGCAGTGGCCGTGAGGTAATGGTTGAGGTCGTTCTCAAGGTCATTGGCCAACTCGTCGGAAGCATCGTTCGCGTTGTTGTTGTCCTCACGGATTTTTACGGGGCCATCCGTAGGCAATAGCTCCGACCGGGCATTGGCTTGAAAGCGTAGCACCGCCTCGAGCAGGAGCGGGTGCCGAACGCGGGACATACCCTCAACGGGCGCTCCGTCAGCGGCTCCGGCGAGGCCCGGAATTTCAACCTTGAGGCCCAGAAGCTTAATGCCCTGAGCGCGGTCCTCAATCCATTCTTGACGCGACTTAAGATCACCCTCGATACCCTTCATCAGTTCTTCGGCGATGCGGGTCAGCTCGTCCTTCGAGATATCCTCGACGATGTTGTCGAACCAGCCTTCGCGCGTTGGCTTCTCAGCCTTTTCTAGCGGCGACCCGTCCATCGTAAACTCTATGGAGCCGTCAGGAAGCTGGATGGACATGATGTTGCCATGCTCGTCCATCTCCGTGGTCGGCGCGTCTTCCTGAATTTCAATCTCGAAGTCTTCCATGATCATCCTATGCCGCAACGGCTACTGGAGTGCCGCCTTCGGGGGCGGTGGGCAGGTTTGAAGGCGGGATAACCGCAGGCTTGCAGCCCAGCAAACCATATCCATCGGCGTAGGCTTGGGCGCTTTCGGCGCTGTTGAACTTCTCGGCGTCAATAATTTGACGCGTCCACCGGTGAGACTTCATGCCTTCGCCCTTGATCTCGCGGTTTCTGGCAATCCAGACATCCTTTTGCACCTTCAGCCCGTAACAAACGTCCATGTCACACCCCGTAAAGTGGTTCCGGTGGACGCCCATCGTGCTGACGGGCATCATCGTATGCCTGTACCACCTCGTCTGTCCTGAGGATGAACCCAGAACGGCGCAAGTAGCGCATAGCCATCGAAACTGTATCTACTAAATCGTCGTGCTTGGCTTTCGGGAAGCGCATGCACTGGCTGATCACCTCATCCGCCCATGCCTTGTCGGGGCAGTAGACCAACCCTTCCTCGAACAGATGTTGCACCGAATAGAGACGGGCCATCTTGTCGATAGAGCCGGGGTCTTCGAGTTGGACGCCGAAATCCCTCCCTGCATACATCCTTCTTAGCTCTCTGGCAACTGGCATGCCCACAGACTTGTTTTCGATGAGAAGCTTGGACACCTTCCACTTCTGGCAGCTTTCGCTGACCTTGGCTATCAGGTCGGGCATCTCGAGGTGTTCCTGCCAAGCATGGATCAGCATGATCCGAGGCGGAACTTCCTTCTCGTCGTATGTACGTACAATGTGGTAGCCGTTCTTGCCCAGCATGCGAGTGGCATGGGTCTTGGGGTCATCCGTCCAGATGCCCCAGACGGTCATGGCCGATGGATCGTTCTCGGTCTTCTGGGTGTAGGCGGTGTCCAGCGATCCGATGATGTAATCGAACGGCGGGAACTTGGGGTCGTCCCACAACTGCCAGTGCTTCCGCTTGATGATACCGCCATCTTCCGGTGTCGGCTGCTGCTGGAACTGGCCGGACGCGGCATAGGTGCCCATGATCTTCTTGTCGCGTTCCACCACGAACTTGGGGAACCGGTTCGGAAACATCAGCTCCCCTTTGACGGTGCGGGGATCCTGCCATCCCAGCATCGTGGGTGCCGCGCGGTCGGGGTCGTACTCCATCGGGATCATGATGTGGTCATAGCCCATCTGCTTCTCGATGATGATGCCGGACACGTCTTCTTCGTGCAGGCGCTGCATGATCACCACGATGGCCGACTTGTCGGGATTGTTGAGTCGGGTGGGGATGGCGCGTTCGAAGGTCTCGGTGACCGTCTGGCGCTCGGCCTCGGAGTTGGCGCTGTTGACGCTATGCGGGTCATCGATGATAACGCGGTCGCCGCGCGATCCGGTGATTGAGGTCATGGCGATGGCCTGCCGGAAGCCGCTGGCCGTGGTTTCGAACTTGGTCTTGGCGTTCTGGTCGCCGGTCAGCGTCACGCGGTTGCCCCAGCGGACCTGATACCATTCGGACTGGATCAGCCGCCGCATCTTGGTGCTGTCGCGGATGGCGAGGTCCACATTGTGGGAGGCGCAGACATAGCGCAGGTAGGCCATGTCACGCGGCCCCCATTCCCACGAGGGCCACAGCACGTTGCAAAGCAGGGACTTCATCGCGCCCGGCGGGACGTTGATCAGTAAACGGGCATAGTAACGCTCATCGTCGATCATCATCTCGTTGGTGATGGCGGTCAGGTGATCTGCAATGGCATCGATGTGCCAGTTGTGCTTGTACTCTTGGCCGGGCTCGATGACGTGCCAAGCCTGCTTGATGTACTCGACGAACGAGAGTTCGCACATGCGCTTCTCGACAGCGAACCGCGAGGCGTCAAGGTTGATCTTCTGGCCGTCGAGCATCATGAAGGTCACCCGATCAATACCTCCGCGCGGTTGATGAACTCGACAAGCAGTTCGGCTAGGTCTTCGGAGCGGCGGGATGATTCCTCCGCCCAGATCGCGTTTTCGCCCTCGACATGCTCCCATGCCGCGTCGGCCACGGCAGACCAAATTCGTTTGTAAATAAGATCTCGCTCATCCCATTCAAGCAATGTAAAATCTCTCTCTCGTAATACCTGCGCCCGATAGGCCTCATACAGCTTTTGGGTCAATTCCTCGTGCGTAATCATCAGTAGCGATCCACTTCGATGTCAACGCCGAGCTGGTCGGCGCATTGCTGCATGATGGCCCAAAGCCGGTCACGGAGCGTGGTGTTGATGTCTTCCATCATTCCGATCTCGGTACGGTCAATGGCCATGAAATCGGCGACGGCTTCCCAGCCCCGCCTTTGCGCTCGTGTGAGAAGATCGTACGGGATCGCTGGGCTTTGGTGCTGGTTGAACACCGAATACAGCGTGATCGCACGGTCGATGGTTTGAGCGGTCAAGAGGCTGATCATGATCTTCCATCCTCTAAGTGCTTTAGGATCCGCTTTAGCATCTCGTGATCCTGCTTCGAGCGCCGGTCGTTATCTTTTCCTTCGAGCCGCTGGCCCACCATGATCAAGGGTAATGCCACGAGCTGAATAACTCCCCCGCTGACATAGAAGACGATCTGCTCCCAGCCCTTGTCGAGCGTCGGCAACAGCGACCAGACGGTGAACGCATAGACGCAAGCCATCGACGACATGGCTGTGACAGTATGTCGCGCCAGCCACTCGTTAAATGCGTTGATGTGTGAGATGGCGCGTTTCATGGCTTGTAGTCCTTGCCGACAGCGCCTCCGACATTGTCCTTGGTCCACTTGTACCGTTCGCTGAATGATTGGGCTACTTTGTCTGCCATCTCCCAGCCGTCGCTCCACATTGCTGCCTGCACAACGGCGCGGCGCTTCTCCTCGGCAACACGATACTCGGCGTCACGCTTGTCCTGCTTGACCTTCTGATCAGCCTTCCAGTCCTCAGTCTGCATGTCGGGGTTAAGCACGATCATGGCTTCGATCAGGTCCATGACGATGGCCGCATCGTGTGCAATCGCGCTGTCAGGATCGTGCTTGCGAAGCTCCACAACCAGCGTCTCGATCTGCTGCTGGCAGGTTGCGAGGCTCTTGATCGCGTCGTTGTAATGCTTGCGCTTGACCATCGTGGCCATCTCGGTCTTCAGACGATCTTCTTCAATCGAATAGCGGTTCTCGACCTGATCGATCAGTGCAGCCTCGGCAGCGGCCACATCATACCAGCCGCGGCGATGTCCTTCAGGCTCACGATCCCACATTAGCTTCAATGTTGGATATGCCTGCTTATGCCAAAGGGCATACAATTGCTCTGCGCGTTTATACATCGTTATTCTCCTTTTCTATCCACTTTTCAATCCTGATTGGCCCGAAGCGCCAATATTGAATATCCTGCCAACGATCAGAGTATGCATTCTTCCGCCACCATGTGCGCCAGCCGAGGCCGACCCAATTAATCTTCCATTTCGTCTTCATCTGGCCCCTCGATTGCTGCTACCAGAGCTTCCCGCACCGCCAGAAGCTGATCCATGTCCAAAGCCTCCGCCTCGATCACGCGGCCTTCGACCACCTTGATGTTGGCGTTGACGTCGATCTTTTCGCCATACCGGAACCGGGCCAAGCGAATCGCCTGCCACCGGCGCTCGTTCACCAGTTCCTTGCGGATATCCCATGCAACGTCCTTCCACTCGCCAATGCCGCGCAGGATCGCCTCGTTTTCCTCGACGCGCGGCTCGATGCTTAATTCACGCGCACGGGCGTATTCTGACATAAAATACGGATCTCGATGTAGTTCACGGTTCATGGTGCGGTAATCAAGCCCCACCTCCGCATCCGCGCAGATGTCAGTCGCCGAACGCCCAATCGCGATCTGCTCACAGACATAAGCCTTCATCGCATCATTCATCAACCGTGGTGGTCCGCGTTTCGCCATTTACATTCTCCTGTTCTGACAGGTTGTACACGAAACACGGCATTGGCGATACCTGTCAGTTTAGATAGTTTACATATTTGTGCATATCTTTAAACCGTTTTGTAAACGCGATGAGCTAAGTCCTTGATTTTACTGCCTAATAGTTCTATATAATATATAGATATATAAATATATATAGATATAAATAGAAGAGTATTATGTCTCTCTCAGGGTGCTATAGTCTATCTATCTATCTATATGTATCTTATATAATGGGTATATCTCTCTCTAAGGCGTATATTTAAATATGTATAATATCTGTTGAAATATCAATGACTTAGTAAAAATAAGTAAATATCTATCATGCTATCTATAAATCGTCACACGCCTATGGCATATTTGGCCAGCTAACGGAGAAACCCCATGCTTCCCTTCAGATTTAACTACTTCCTAATGCACACAGCACCCCCCAAGGAGACCCGACCCATGACTTGGAACTATCGTGTCATCATGATCCCAGCCGAAGAGGACGTCCTGTTCTCGTCCGACGTTTTCGTCATCCGTGAAGTCTTCTACGACAGCGAAGGCGACATCGAGTTCTGGTCAGAGGAAGACGCCAGCGCCATTGGCGACAGCTTCGAAGAGCTCTGCGAGGACT